GAGCTGCCGCGGCGTCCATTTGTCCAGCTCGAGTGCGTCAGCGATATCCCAGCCGTCGGGCTGCCCGCTTACGTCGATCATCCGGATCGACTTAGCCCCAGCGCGTGCGCAGAGCTGCGCCACGCCCGGGACATAGTTGCCAGCGTCGTTGTGCCAGCCCAGCATTGCCTTTCGGCCTGCGGGATCTGCGTCGGGCCACAGCACAACGTCGCGGCCTGCCACTGGCGACCAGTCGGACTTGCCGACGGCGTTTCCCCCACCAGCCCAGGTCAGTGCCGCGTACCCCGCCCACGCGCCAGCGCCAGCCGCGCGACATTTTTCGCCTTCAGGGATCAGTACTGGCGCATCCGGCTTTGCCGCAAGCGCGTCCAGACCGCACAGGGGGCGCGGCGTTGGGAACTTGACCAGGCACCACTGCTGCTGCCCGTCAGGGCCTACACACCACGTCACCTGTGGCGTCCACTTCTTGAGCTTCTGCGAGGACTGCTCGACGAACTCGCAGCGCAGGACGTACCCAAGCAGGCGCCCCTCGGCGTCGCGGTAGGCGTCCACCCGCGTCGGCTTCATCCGGCGGAGCTTCCCGTTCTTCGGGTTCCAGATGGGCACAGTCCATTCCTCGCCGGCCATAAGCGGCGGCACGGCCTCCGGGACCGGCAGGAGGGGCACCCAGTTCACCTGCAGGGGCTGTTCCACCATCTTTCGGGCGGCGGGCGATACCGGTGCAAACTCCTGACCGCTCAGCTGCGCACAGGCCTCTTGGAAGGTCTGGCCGGTAATCTTCTGGATGAAGCCTATGGCATCGCCGTGCGCACCACAGCCAAAGCAATGGAAGAAGCCCTTGATGGGGTTGACGGTAAAGCTGGGCGAGCCCTCCTCGTGGAATGGACACAGCCCGGTGGACTCCCTGCCGGTACGCCGGAGCTTCACGTACCGTCCGATGACCTCATCGAGATCTACGGAGTTCTTGATCGCTTCGACATCGATGCCGTTATGACTCATGACCGCACGCCATTGTGCGCGCTGCGAGCGGCAGCCATGTTCCACTGCATGCGCATGTAATCAGCAATGCGCTCACGGCATCCAATGTTGCCAGTGCATACGCCAGGGTGCGGGCACGTCGTCGGCAGCGCCTCGATTGAGGCCTTCCATTCCGAACGCGGCTTGCGGCCAATATCCAGAGCCTTCAAGAGGCAGCAACTCACACCCACGACTTACCCCCAAGGTCCAGCTCGCGCTGGGCAGTAGCCCTCAGTTCGTCCTCGCGACGCAGGCGCTCGCGCTCCGCCATCGCTTCGTCACCGACAAGTGCTGGCACAGCGTCAGTTAGCGCGCGGGCAGCTTCTTCCATCGCACGGCAGGCAGCGGCGCTCATCTTTCCTCGCCACCTGTACCGTGCCCGGGGTGCGCGGAAGGTAGCCACGTCATTCACGACTCACCGCTTTCTTCGCCGCCCGGCAAGCGTTCCGCTCCAGGCGGAAGCAGAGCGTCCTGATACTGCGTGCCAGGTCCTGCATCCCGTCGGCCTCGCTGATG